TTCGACATTGGGTGAGTCGCGTTATCTAAATTATACGAGTGCCGTATAAATTAATGGATTTAGGACAGTTGCGTAGCGGTGGCGATTGGTAGCTCTACGTTCCATGCTCTGAGGCTTTCCGTCCGTTTGATGTACTCCTCTGGAATGATCACATCTACATAACGTTCGTTATACGCAAGTCGTATATTGGGATCGGGGATCTGGGGTTCCAGGTAGAGGGCTCCGATGTGGACGGAGTCTTCCTCTACTAAGCAATTAACCGCCCATGCAAAGTTCACGGGGTTGCGCAGTAGGTCGTAATTGCCCTGCTCTAAATCCATAAAAAGAGCCCCCGTGGCGGCGGGGGCCGGGTTAATGGGGAACTCTCTAATCGTAATCCGGTTAGGGAGTTCCGCAAGTGCATTCAAAAACGGGTTAGGCCGTTTTGAACGTGATCGTTTGTCCCTGGATTGGACGGGCAACTCCTGCTGCATCTGCTACGCCAGAAGCGTTGACGGATTGTTTGACCGCTCCGTCTGCTACACGCAGTTCGTAGATGGTTCCTGCAGTGAGGTCCACATCGGGGTTCACCGTGACCACATTCGCTGCAAGAGTGACCGTCGCGGGGACGCGCACTCCTGTCGAATTCACAAAGAGGGCGTAACCATCGCCATCTGTATCGCCCAGCTGCAGTTCGGTCAGCGCTGTGCTGCCATCGCTGGTGTAGGTGGCGGTGAGGTTGCCATCTACGGCTACTGCATCGGCGTTGTCCGCTGGAAGGAAGGCCACCTGACGGCTTCCTGCTGTGAGGAAGAGCAGCGTGGACTGCACCTGACCGAATTCGATCTGGTTGCCACCGTTGTTCAAACGTCCGAATACTGGACGGCCTCGGGAGACGAGGTCGAAGGTCACTTCTGTGAGACCCTCAGCATTCATGTTCTCGGCGTAGTTCTGAATCACGGCGTTGAAGCCTGTGAAGTCATAAATCCAGTCGCCTGTGCTGCCGTCTGACTGGCCTAGCTCCTTCAAGAATTCGATGTAGATCTCAAAATCCTTGTCGTAACGAGCACGCTCAATAAGAGCGAAGCCTTCGTCGTAGTTGCCACGGAATTGAGGGCATTGAGCACCTCCAGGCACCTCGGAATCCTTCAAGAAGAAGGTTGTGCAAGATGCTTGAACTCCAGATCCCGTAATGACTGAGTCATTCCAACCGTCATCACCCAGAAGACGGAACTCCTGGTTGTTGTCGTTGATCTGGAAGTTGGTCTGTGTGACACCTTGGATCTCGACGTAGGCATCGCCTGTGTCAAGACTTGGCAGTGTGATGAAACCTGCTGCATCGCGATCTGCGAAGTAACGGCAGGGGGCGTTCAGTCCAATGGCCCGGACAATCGTCCTGTGAGCCTTGTGGAATGAAAGCCCAATGGCATAGTCAGCCATGAGTTCAGCTCCTTAGGGGATCGGGGGGTTGATGTACGGGCCGAGAATTCGGACCGACAACGACTCGAATGTCGCTTCTGTTCGGGCCATGTACGTGACTTGGTCCGATGGGAAGGCTCTTGCAAGACGTCTTGCGATGTCTCGCATGTTCAACACCATTGAGGTGCTCTCTTCCCACCCATAGTTCGTAAAGCGCACTCGCCATCTCTCGTAAGAAACAACGCCGCTCATCGAACCAGGGTTTTCGATCTCGGGTACATCCTCGATTGTCATTTCGATGCCGTTGATGTTCCACTCAGAGGGGACCATCAACTCACCAATGACATACACAGCCGGGATGTGGCTGTTATCGGGAAGCTCATACCGTCCAGGCCAACTGATCTCCGGCTTGAGCGTTAAATCTGAATTGCGGATATCCAGAATGTGGCACTCAAGTGTGTTTCGGAGCCAGGTAACTGGGGGACATGCTGTAGAGACCGTCATTTCTGAGTCCTCATTGCGGTGCTCAGAAACTCCCCGAATTTCTCCTCCGCTTTGCTCAAAGGAGCTAGCGTCCAGGGTCTTCCAGGGAACGGTTTTCGAGTACGGGTGCTTACGCCGCCATCGTGTACTTGCTGTGCGTACTCGACAGGCCAGGTGAATACCACCCCCTCAGGGGTTTCTTGCCTGGTCTGACTTGCACGAAGCCTGCCAGTGTCCACAATGTCTCGCACCTGGGGAGGTGTCGGGTACTCCCACTTCGCTGCAGAAATTTCTTCAGTGAAGCGTTGATCTAACCAACTACCCAGCTGACGCATGGCGACAGCTACAGCAATATCGGCTCGATCTGCAAGTTTCTTAGGTTGGCTTGCCATTAGCCCTTGCCTCCGATCACGCGAAAGGTGCCTTCAACTGACTGACGGATGTCGGTGTAATGACCTTGATCCATTGTCAAATCCCAGATCAACTCAAAACGACCTCGGTAGCCGTTAATTGTTGCTTCGGCTTGCGTACCGTTTGTGATTCGCTCGTCGAATTTGGCTGGGGTTAATAAGCGCCCGGTTGCCAGATAGACGGTGTTGTCTACTCCGGGCTCGCCTTTCCACTGAGGCTTTTGCAGATTTAACGCCGCTAGATACTCAACTCGCTCCTGATTCTTTGTTTCAATGACCGTGTTTCCCGTGTTGGGATCGACTGCATACGCCTGCATGTTCAAGTCGAAGGACAGAACTGCATTTCCGTGAGGAGCGTATTGAGCGATCTCGGTTGACGTGATCATTAGAACGTGAACCCGCAGTGAGGTTGGGAATCCAGCAATCGCTTGTACTCCTGGCCATAAAGGGTTGCGTCGATGCGGTCACCTGTGGGGGAACCGCTGACACTTCCAACCTGGAGTCCGATCTGCATCGTCCTCATCGCAAGGGTATGGGCTGTCAAATACTGAATAGCGTCATTACGAATCTGTTTTGGATTCGTTTTGCTCCACCCAGTCGTTGGACAGAAGCGAATGGCTTCATTCAACGCACCTTCAACCACGTCAGGAGATTGCTCTCCGAACTCGGGGAAGCGATTTAGAAAATCAGTGCGCGTTGGATCAGCCATCAACCATTACCCTCCGTGATCGATGTGATTCGCTTCGCAATCGCATTCTTCACCCGAATGCGTTGATCCTTTGCGTTCCACTTGTTGAGTTGCTCCATGTCGAAGGACATGTCGATCAAATTGAGGGCGCTCTTTAAATCGATGGATTCAAGAGTTTCCTCAGTGGGGCTGTCCACAACATGCTCGGCAGTGATGTCGATCTCTTGTGTGACTTGCAATGCACCTAAGGACAACAACGAGCGAACTCGGGTGTAGTCCTTAATCCGTTCCCACACATCCGCATCGAAATTACGGTTGACACCGGATTCGACACGGAAATGGGTGACTCGACGCTCCTCTCCCTGTGGCAAAAAGGAGAAGCCCATTGAGCACTCCTTAGCCATTGGGGGGTTTTCGAGTTCGGGGCGGTAGGTGAGGATCATGTTCAGGTGTGAGTGTTATGCGTCTCAATCATAAATTGGTTGATTGAGGCGAATCAGTCCTCCTCCATAACAATGATGGATTTGGGGTAGTACACCGCACATCCGCCGATACGTGCGTGCGAAGCAACGGTGAATTCCAGTGCTTGGCGAATCGGTGGCAAGAACTCCAGAGGCTGCGGAATGTGCAGCTGGAGCTTGTCGGGACTGCGGTCATACGTGATGATCCGGTCCTTATCGAGGGCACCGCCGGACTTGTCAGCTTCAAGCTCGTTGATGGGCTCGATGCTGGTGATCATCGGGTTGGTGCGGAGGAAAAACTCCATCACCGTGGTGTCACTCGTTGATGAACGAGGTGTGGTGCTGATGATGCGGTAAACCTCGTAAGGCACCAACATCGTGTTGGGCTGCTCCTTCATGTTTGAACCATTCACCAAACGGGTGGCTGGCTCATTCAGAAGAGTCAACATCTCATCAGTAGTAATACCGGCGTCGGTAAACCACTTGTCAGGCACGATTGTGTCGAGCTGATCTGAGTTGAAGAATCCCTTCATGCCTGAAGGACGATCGCCGAAATAAGCGATCTCTTGCACTTTCTCCTCGTAGGCACGACGCACTGCATTAGCGCGGCGTTGCTCAAGATTCATTCCCGGCACCATGGCGGCGGCGCGGGTCTCTTGAACGGTGTAGGCGAAAGAAGCACCCAGAGAGCGGACCGGATAGGTCATCTCTTTACGCAGCACGTCTGCACGGGGCAGATCTTGTGCTTTGTCCTGGATCACCTTCATCGAGCCTTGCTTGTCGAAGACTCGGTAGGTGTATGAATCAGCTCCGGATCCAACCTCGGTGGAGATAGGAATCAAAGAGCTGTATTTGATGTCGGCGTACTCAACCTCGAAACTGCGAGCAAGAATTGTCTCCAGCTCACGGGCGAGAAAGATGCCGACCTCGTCGTTGCGGATTTCGGAGGCCATGATCAGTCGGCGGTGAAGGTTGATGCGGGGATGTCCAGCTCAAGAAGAGCTAGGCCAGCCTCGGTGGTCTCAGAC